AAGATTTCGGCGGGATGAAGGCAGGCGATGAGATTGTTACAGAACAGCTCAGTGACATGCTGAAGCCAGTTGCAGTTGAGATTGAAGAGGCTCAACTCGAAGTTGCCACGCCTGAAGCTGCCACTGATAAGCCTAAACGCCAATACAATAAGCGCCAAGAGGCCGAGTAATGGCAACTATCACCCAGCAAGAGGCGGCGCAATTCATCACTAAGCTGGGTTTTGAGCCGCTAACTCAGATTGAGTTTGACGCATTTATCGAAGTTGCTGATGGATATGATGCTGCATTCGCTGCCGCTGGTTACAGCGACGCAAAGATTCGCCAAATCAAGCTGTACTTGGTAGCGCTGCAATCAATCAATGGCGTCCGTCAGACTGCATCGCAGAGCGTTGACGTACTGAGTAAGTCGTACAAGTACGGCACTCTTGAAGATACCTACAATTGGCTTTCTGTGCGCATTGGCGAGGCGGATACTGATGGCATCGTTGATATTCCAGCTCAAGGCGGTGGCAGCGCGTTCATTATGACAGTTGGCGGCTGCTATGAGTAAAGTCGTTGAATGGTGCGAGCGTAAACGCGACGAGGCCAAGGACGGCGAAACTGCGTACCACTATCACCAGTTAGCTGAAATGTGGAGGTCACGCCTTGGCTCTTGATTTCATCGGCGAAGATTTCATGACGCTGAAATGCACGTACTGGCTCAAGACAGGTCACGACGACTGGACTGGTCAGGATACCTATTCAGCACCAGTCGTCGCCAGATGCTGGTACAAGAAGGATTTCGAGCTGATCCGCAATGATCGCGGGGAAGAGGTTGCGGCCAAAGCCACATATCTGTCTGATGAGCTGACACCAGTAACCAACGGGTCATACATCGCATTCGGTGAATCAACCGAGCCTAACCCGATTGCGGCCGGTGCGTCCGTGGTGATTGGTGTTGGCTTGGTGCCTGCTGATGCGCTTGGCTCATCTGACCTGAATAAGGTTTATGTCTGATGGCTATCAAAAAGGCGAAATTCATCAACAACATGCCGAAGGTTATCGCAGAGATTGACCAGAGGGCTGGCAGAGCAGTTTATGCGGCGGCGACGGTGCTTGATGCTTATCAGGCAACCAACGTCCCGATTGATACATCAGCATTGGCAAACAACCGCTCTATCGAGCTAAAGCAGTCAGGAACCGTAGCGAGCGCCACGTTGAAGTTTCACCAGGCATATGCAGCAGCCGTCCATGCCAAAGTTGGCGTAAACTGGAAGCGTCAAGACGCCATTGACCAGTGGCTTGCCAAATCCGCCGAAGAGTCACGCGATGACATGCAGTCGGCAATCGCTGGAGTTATGAAGCTATGCAATACATAGAAGATATTCGCGCGTGGCTGATTGCAAACAACCTTGTTTCCGGTTACAGGGTGCAGCCTTACGAGTGGAAGGATTCAACAATCACCACCGAAAGATTCATCGTGATTCAACCTGACGGCGGGCAGCCTGTTAATGGTGAATTTCGCTCTCCATTCGCCCGCCTGCTCATCATCGGACAGAAGGCAGAAGCGCACCAAGAGGCAAACGGCGTTGTTGACCGCGCAAATGGTATAATCAAGGCCATGCAGGACAGTTACAGCCAAGGCAATAACTTCCTGATGGTGCCAGTGAGTGACATTTCAATCACGGCGCGAACTGAAGGCGGCAGGCCATACTGCCAAATCAATTTACGAATATTGGCAAACAAAGAGGGTTAAAAATTGACCACCGCATATACTGGCCGTGACCGGCTTCTTAGTTTTAGCGTGTGCAAGCCTAGTGATGGCGGTGAGGCTCTCGCCACCGTAAAGGCTCGCACTTTCCTTCACATTGGTGGCACTCGCGGGAAAACAAAAAATTCCCAGTGGGACACTGCCGATGTAACCTCGTCGGATAGTCCGCAATTCAACAAAGAGTACCTTGTTACATTCAAGGAAAACACTCTCTCTGTTGACGGCATTTATTTGCTAGACGCATCAGCAAACATGGACGCCCTTGAGGATGCCATTGTCTTCCCTGATGCAACAGATCAGGACGGGCAGCCGTTTATGTGGCTTAAGTTCGAGCACCCGCAGCTTACCACTCGTTACTTGTTTGGCATGGTGACTAGTTTTGAACGAGGCGAACCGTATGATGGGGGCTCGACGTACAGTCTGGAGATGAATGTTATGAACGAACTTAAGGATACGGCTCCTTAAAAAAACGGGGCTTATGCCCCGTTTATCTTTCTTATCTCATCTAGCGCGGAAGACGCAGAATAATCAAACAAAAACCACTCAGTACATCCATTAAACCCACTAAGTCCGGCTGAATTCATTGTCTTATGTAGCTTTGCCTCAAGTGACACAGCATCACTTCCTTTGCCGAAGTGCACATATTCAACGACATCAAAGTCGAATGGTGTCTTTAGCCTTAGATAAGAAATCCTATCATTTATGTTATTTGTGATACCAACCTTAACAAATGAGCTGCATCTAGATACCAAAAAGTAAACATAGCCACATATTGAGCCATCAAACCCATACTTTGCGCACCTTGGGCATCCGCTTCCTTTTGTAAGCAGGTTATCAATACTTACAGACCATTCGTTGCCATCAATATCGCATCTAACCACAGCCTTTGACTTTGCATTTTTGTAGCCACATAGCCACCTAACGAATGAGATCCCAGTGACGGAATTTATTTGTTCTATCCTTTGTCCCTCTGTGAATCGCTTCACTCCGCTGCATTCCGGACACCTAGCGCCCTTACTTGTGATTGATGTTAAGGTTTGACTCCATTCAGCTCCATCAATGCCACACTTTACGATAGCCTTTGATTTGCTGTTTTTGTACTCACCATCCCACTCAACGAACGATACGCCATCAATTGATGATATAAATTTCTCGCATTCATCTGATGTTTTGTTGATGTTTCCGTAGCAGCTTGGGCACCCGCTTCGCTTGTTAATTATGTTTGTTACCAATGTACTGTACTCATGGTGACACTTTACACACGAAACCATAGCTCTCGACTTACTGCCGCAGTAACCATCTATCCAGTGTTTAAATACAACCACTCCGCCATCGTTTATCTGATCAATCCTTTCGCTAGCCGTCCATCTTCTTTTACCAGAGCATTGCGGGCATCCCCTGCTGTTGTGTATCAGGTTGTTTGCTGTAACTAGCCACTCAAAACCATCAATAGAGCATTTCATGACAGCCTTTGTTTTTACACCTGCGTACTCGGAGTCCCATCTAATGAAGTTGATGTTGCTAATTGATTTAATTCTTCTCTCGGCATCTTCTTGAGAAAGCTTCTTGGTCATAATCACCCATCTAGTGACCTCATGAGGATTGCGGCATGGAGCTGAGGTTTCTCCTTTTCGGTTGGCCGACCTAGCCGCAGATTCATTATACCAACGTGGTAAAATCATGCAATCACAGGAGGATTCATGCACATAGATACCACGTCTGGCGACATCGCGATTCAGCACATAGACACCGGAACTGGCGAAGTAACAGATTGGGTTTTCCGACCCAGCTTCAAAAACCTGTCACGCATAGGCTCGCCCAGCGAGATTGTGAGCATCTTCGGCGACCTGTACGGCGCATCGTATGATGGAATGCTGCGAGAGTGCCCTAGCGCGTTTATGCCTAGATTGTTGGAGCTTGCGCACAAGTCAGTGCTTCAGGCTGCGCTTCACATCCTTTACTCGTGCTATGAAGGTGAGGATGATGGCGGATTGGTCAGGCTGCTTGGTGGGTTCACTCCTAACTACCACGGCACCAAGATTCTCTACCAAGTCGGCAAGATGCCAACTGAAAACATCATCGCGCTGGCTCGCTCGCTGCTCAAACACGGCATGATCGGCACCAAGAAATCAGATGGCGGCGGCGACTACGTGCCGCAGTGGAATCCGGCGGAGTTTATCGACTTGGCCCGCACGGCGTTAAAGCTGCCACTTGCAGAGGCTGAACAACTAACCATGACCCGCTTCCAGCGCCTGATAGACCAAGCATATCCTGATGCCAAAAAACCAGATCGCGACATCATGAACAAAGAAACCTACATGGCGC